AGGCTTAATTTATGTGTACATCGCTGGAGAGCAGTTGTTTAAAGGAGATTTTGGACTGGCTTGTATGTACGCTGGATATGCTTTTGCGAATTATGGGGCTTACTTGATTGCTACCAAATGAGTTTTACTATCTATACACACGGTGGGTACAAGTTTATTCAATACTTTTTTAGTATGGATGAACTTATAAAGTCAATGCTTAACAACCCTAAAGACGCTTATTACCGTAATATGTAGCTACAATGTATCTACAATTCAAGCGGATCAAGACCTAGTTCTGTAGCTACCATTTTGCAACGATCCCTGAATGGCTTTCCATGATGCAGCCACTTGTCACCTTTTTGTCGGTGAAAACTCATGTGTACCATTTCATGACATAGCGTAGTAAGCACCGTGTAGTAATGGCCGCACCGTGCAGACGATATAGTAATCGTATGTTCAAATTCATCACTTGAATATAAATAAGTACCCATCAATTCCGCATCTTCTGAAACGATAAACAAACATTCCTCGGGTAACGGCATTTTCCATTTGCTATATGGATAGCAACACGCCAAAGAAGCATATAGATTACTCAAAACCGCTGGCGTTAGTTTCATACCTTATTTATACAACCCCGAAACTCAAACTCACCTTCTTGCTCATCCGTAACCATAATCATTTCAGGCATTAACATTCTGCCTTGGTCAAACGAAAGCATTACAAAACCGCTGCGCCAGTCTTTTGGGCCATCTTCCGCATATTCGAAGGTAGGTGACATAGGATCGGCAAGGCAGCCTGTCTGTACGCCCCAATATGTTCCTTGATAGTTTGTAATTGGCTGTAAGGCTAATACATGGGTATGCCCTGTAATAATGTTGGTATTGCCAGCCGCCAATAAATTAGCATAACCCGCATTTCGACCACCACGATGACGGTGTTTAACTACGGTATCTTCACCAATCCAGTATGACCAGCAAGTTTTCCATTCGGGAAAGTGATATTTAAGGCTAAATCCATCAACACCGCTATATTCAGGCACTTTATTAACTAACCATGATTCATAACGCATATCGTGATTACCTAAAGTCCAAATTAACTCACACCCTGCTGGGCGGTGTTTAGCAATTTCGTCTAAGTGATAGCGGCAAGCGTTCAATTCTTGCAAAACATTAGGTTTTTTATCGTAGTTAATGCTGGGAAAGCGACTTAACACTTGACCGTCAAACGCATCACCATTACAGATAATGACCTGCGGCTTGAATTCTTTAATCATTACCAGCAACGCTTTAAATGCTGTCGTAGTGGTATCAGTAAAGTGAGCATCACTAAACACAATTACTCGCTTTACTTTATCTACATCAATGCCCCTGCGAACATTGTGCGCTGCCAATTCTCTTTTCTTTGGCTTTTCTTTCTTAGGATCACGCAACGAATTATGAGTTGGTAATTTAATGCCATATCTAATTTCCAAGCTATTTCGCCTGTTTGATACGCTTCTTGGATTTGTGCGAGTTGCTTGTGCTACTAAAGTTGGACTTCCTAATTTATTCCAAAGTTCAATAAATTCTTGATCTTTCTTTTTATTTGGATGACCCATATCAAATCCTTTATGATAAAGTTTCCCAATACTAACTTAATATCAAGAATAATCAATGACATACGCAAGAGTAGACACAAATCATAAGGAAATTGTTGCTGCATTGCGACAAGCAGGTGCAACGGTAGTGTCTTTGGCTGCAATGAAACACGGATGCCCTGATCTTTTGGTAGGTTATGAAGGTGAAACCCTGCTTATGGAGATTAAAAAGGATGCTAAAGCCAAGTTCACACCTGACCAACTAGAGTTTATGAGTAAATGGAAAGGCGGTGCTGTAAGTCGTGTGGATAGTGTGGATGCCGCAATAAGAGCGTTAGGAATTATCCAAAAAGTGTTATAAAATAAAGTAAAAGGAGCGTTTTATGGAAAAATCAATGGCTTTGTTTCTTGCAACCATGCTGCATTCGGGTACAAATACCCATTTTTTCCATTGGGCTACTAAGTCTTATGCCAAACACAAGGCATTAGGCGGTTTTTACGACAAAATTATTGATTTAACCGATGAATTAGCCGAAACTTATTTTGGCATTTACGGTCAAATTACCGAGTTCCCAGCCACATACCATATGCCTAAAGAGCCGCTGGCATACCTGCAATCCTTACAGCGGTTTGTAAAAGAATCACGGTCAGACCTGCCAATGGATTCTGAGATCGTTCAATTGATCGACAATATCGCTCAAGAGATCGACACAACCATCTATTTGCTTAAATTTAAGGCATAACTGTGGAGTTTTTAAAGCCCCAATCTTACAATTTGCCCGAAGGTGAATCGGATGAAGGCTACAAACTTGCCCAAATGCTACGCAAAATACAATTAAGCGGCATGGGAATGGATGTAGGTAAGGCTGGGACAATGATGCAAGGTCGTGCTGGCTACCAGTTTGACCCTAACGAATCAGGCAATAGCTTGGGGGTTGGCGTATCAGGACAGCGGTTTGCTAACAACAGGTACAACATTCCTGCCGTAATAAACGGGGTTGATGTTAGCTATGGAAGCCCTAGCCAAAGCATTTCTGCTGGTTATTACCCTAATAAATCGCAATTTATGGGTCAACCAATGGGTGCTGGCGGTGTCAGTTTGATGTACAGAAAATCATTTGATTAAGGATTAATTATGCCGTTAGATAAATCAGGATCAGCCAAAGCAGTCGGCAAGAATATTAAAGCCGAAATCAAAGCTGGTAAGCCTAAGAAACAAGCCGTAGCCATTGCACTCAGCGTTGAGCGTGAGAACGCAAAAGGTGACCGCAAAGCCAAGCTAGAAGATGCCTACGCTAAGTACATTGAAGAAAAAGCATGAGTAGAAGGGATGACATTCGTGCCGCAGTAGAAAAGCACGATAAGCCTATTGCCAAGACAACTAAAGGCAAAGGGCGTCATTATCAATCAGTAGAAGAAGGCGCAGGTATGACAGCAGCAGGTCGCAAAGCATACAACGCTAAGAACAACAGTAATTTACAAGCACCTCAGTCTAGTGGGCCAAGGCACGACAGTTTCTGTGCTAGGTCAGCAGGATGGACTGGGGAACGGGGCAAAGCAGCTAGAGCAAGGTGGAAATGCTAATGAACGGACTATACGAAAATATCCATAAAAAAAGGGCTAGGATCAAGGCTGGTTCAGGCGAAAAGATGGCTACAAAGGCTTCTGAAGGCAGACCCAGCGCACAAGACTTTAAAGATGCTGCTAAGACTGCCAAGCCACAAAGCCGTAAAGACATGATTCGTGACAAGATGAAGGATATGTAATGACACCAATTACCCCTATGAGCCGCAAGTACAAAAAAGAAGATGCCATGTTGCGCCCTGAGCATCAATCTACATTAGAGAAGAATCAGGCTGACCGCATTGCCCGTAGGAAGCTGATTGCTAACAAACTTAAAGATTTGGACAAAGAAGTAAAGTAAGTTGCAGGAAAGCAACAAAGGCAGTAGAATTAACTTATCTTAATCAACCACTTGGGTAAGGTATGAGTATTAAACAACAAACTAATAATCCAAAGGGTAGACCTAAAGGTAGCCCTAATAAGTCAACAGCAGCGGCTAGGGAAGCGATTGCACAGTTCGTTGATGGTAACGCCCACAAAATGCAAGAGTGGCTAGAACAGGTCGCTATAGGCGTTAAAAACGAAGAAAATAAATTAGGCTTTCGGTATGTTGCAGAGCGTCATGGAATACCACCTGCCTAAATTAGCCCGTACAGAGCATTTAGGTGACGAGGATCAGCCAGTCAAGATCATTCACGAACATAAGTTCCTAGATTGAAAGAGTTAGTAAAGCGGTACGAATACCCGTACAAGGCTAGAGATGCGTTCCTAGATTTCCACAGACGGGATCAACGCTGGGCTGTATTGGTATGTCACCGCAGGGCAGGTAAGACTGTAGCTACAATTTGCGACACCATCCGCAGGGCAGTCATGGAAAAGAAACCTGACGGCAGATACGCTTACATTGCACCGTTCTACGCACAGGCTAAAAACATTGCTTGGGATTACTTGCTCAAGTTTGCAGAACCAGCCATAGTTAAAGCCAATCAATCTGAGTTATGGGTAGAATTAGTTAATGGGGCTAAGATCAGGCTATTTGGTGCTGATAACCCTGATGCCTTGCGTGGTTTATACCTTGATGGCGTAGTTCTTGACGAATATGCCGACATGAAACCTAGGCTATGGGGTGAAATCGTAAGGCCTTTACTTACAGATAGACAAGGCTGGGCTACTTTTATTGGAACTCCTAAAGGCCATAATGCGTTCTACGATATATACAACGAAGCCCAAAAGAACCCTAATTGGTATGTCAAGACCCTGAGAGCCGATCAGTCAGGACTGCTGCCTGAAGCTGAATTGCTGGATGCACAAGCCACCATGTCAGCAAACCAGTATGAGCAAGAGTTTCTATGTAGCTTTGAAGCTGCCATTCTTGGTGCTTATTATGGTCAAGAGATGCGTAGAATTACGGACTTAGAGCGTATTACCAGCGTAGATTACGACCCTATGTTCCCTTGCCATACTGCTTGGGACTTAGGATTTAACGATTCCACCAGCATTTGGTGGTTTCAGGTGGTTTATGGGGAAATACGGGTACTCGATCACCACTCCAGCAACGGTCAAGCCATACCGTTTTACACCATGCTGCTAGACCAAAAAGAGGATGAGTTTGGGTACAAATATGGCTACCATTACCTGCCGCATGACGCTAGG